TGTCATCAACTCAAATCAAAGAATTTTTATTGATGGGGTTTATTCAGATTTCAATGCTTTCTTTACAGTTGCTATCACCAATGCAGACATTTCTGATCGCAATGTCATCCCATCAGGACTTGCCAGTCTCTCAGGTGCTGCAACTTATGTCGGTGTGCCAGCAGTCGAATCTGCCGTTCTCGCAGTTGCGGTTGAAGTGTTTCAATCTAGAATTGCTCCAGGTGGACAAATAGAGGGCGTAGATTTCACTAGCGTTAGTCCTTATAGGCTCGGGAGATCATTATTCAATAGAGTTTCAGGATTGCTTGGGCAATACCTAGATGTTGAAACAATGGCTCAATAATGCCAGCTTCAACAATCCTTTCGTCAGTCCGTCAACCTTTAGCAACTGCCCTCGGTGGCGTTGCAGCTAATGTTTATGCTTATGTTCCCGAAGCGCCGCAAGTACCATTTTGCGTTACAGTTCCAGACTCGCCTTACCTTGAATTAGAAACAATCGGTAAGTCAATTTTGCACACTAAGATAAATCTTGTCATTTCAGTTGCGGTTGCTTACAACTCCAATCCAGCAAGCCTGGACAATTTGGAACAACTTATCATGAGCGTTCTCGCCGTCATCCCTAGCGGATATACGATCGAGGCGGTTGAAAAACCTACAGTTACTCAAGTCGGTCCATCAAATGTTTTGGTGTCCGATGTTCGGGTTTCCACCTACTACACACAAACAAACTAAGGACAAAAAAATGGCAACTAAGGTCTTAACAGGTCGCGATGTTTCCTTGTCTTTTTCAGGTTCACTGGGAACAGACATCGATGCTCAAGCACTTTCAGCGACTTTGACAAAAACAATGGATCGTCAAACTTACCAAACACTTGATGGTGAAGCGTACAAAACAGTAAATGTTGAAGCGGAATTTACAATGGAAATTTTGGCAGACTGGGGAAAAACATCATCAGTTTGTGAAGCTCTTTGGACTGCAGCAGATAACACACCTGATTCCACTTTTACAGTTACAATGACTGTTGAAACTGGTCACACTTTCGCATTTGACTGCCTACCAGCATACCCACAACCTGTCGGTGGTAGCGGAACTGATGCACAAAGTGTAACTTTCACTTTTAAGGTATCAAAAGGCGCAGTAACAGAAACATTTTAATTATAGAAACGGGAGCACAAAATGAAACTGCCAATTCTGATCGAGTTCAACTCAGGTGAAAAAGCAACCTATGTTGCACAACCTCCTGAGTGGGCTAAATGGGAAAAAGCAACAGGCAACACAATCGGCAAGGCTCAGGATTCCATAGGAATTTGGGACTTAATGTTTTTGGCGTACAACGCCATGAAGCGTGAAGCAGGTGGTAAGCCTGTTAAAGCTTTTGAGCTTTGGATGGAATCAGTTGCTGAAGTAACTGTTTTGGATGCAGACCCAAAAGTTTCGAGCCAGGAAGCATCAACCGAGTCCTGATCCAGTTAGCACTGGCAACAGGAATCCCGATGAGTGAATGGCAAACCGCAGAGGAAATTCTTACCGCGTTAGAAATACTTAAGGAGCAAGGAAATGGCAAAGGCTGAATTAGCATTTGACAAAACCGAACTTCGAGGCGTTTTCAAGGCGCTAAAGAACATGGATGAAGCTGCTACTGAGGAAGCGAGAAAGCAGTCAGCCGCTCTCTCAGAGTATGCACGCAAAGAAGTGATCGGCACTGCTAACGGTTTGCAATCTAAAGCCGTAGCAGGTCGCATCGCTGAAGGTGCAAGAGTAAAGAAGTCATCAAAGATTGGCGAGATTACTTACGGTTTCGCATCTCAAAAATTTAGCGGTGGAGCAACGACTAAAACAATTTGGGGTGGCTCAGAGTTTGGCTCGAATAAATATAAGCAGTTTCCAGTTTGGTCAGGGCGTGAAGGTCGCGGTTCAAAGGGTTGGTTTATTTATCCAACGCTTCGCCGAATTCAACCTTACATTGTCAGTGAATGGACTGCATCGTTTAGTCGCATCTTGAAAGAGTGGGGATAATGGCAACAGGTACTAGAGCATTAACCCTCAAACTCATTGCAGACATTGATGACTTTAATAAAAATCTAAATAAAGGCTCAACCGAGGTTGAAGGTTTTGGCGGGAAGATTGAGAAGTTTGGCAAGGTCGCAGCAGCAGCATTTGCAGCAGCGGCAGCGGCAGCAGTTGCCTACGCAGGCAAACTCGCCATCGATGGAGTTAAGGCAGCTATTGAAGATGAAGCTGCTCAGGTTCGCCTTGCAGGAGCATTAGAAAGAACAACTGGAGCAACCCGAGATCAGATTGCAGCAGTCGAACAACAAATCACAAAGACTGCACTTGCAACAGGTGTAGCCGATGACCAACTTCGTCCTGCATTAGCACGCCTTGCAGTTTCTACAGGTGACACTGCTAAGGCTCAAGATTTACTTAACCTAGCCCTCGATGTTGCTCAGGCAACAGGCAAGCCAGTTGAAACAGTTGCAAACGCACTCGGTAAAGCCTATGACGGGAACACCGCATCTCTTGGAAAACTAGGCATTGGACTATCGGCAGCAGAACTAAAAACAATGAGTTTTACTGATGTTCAAGGAAAACTTTCAGACTTATTCGGTGGAGCAGCAGCGGCGAACGCGGAAACATTTCAGGGTCGCATGGCTCGCCTTCGCGTGGCATTTGATGAAGCGAAAGAATCTATCGGCTTTGCATTGTTGCCAATCATTGAACGCCTAGTTGATTTTATTGTCAATCAAGTTGTACCTAATTTTGAGAAGTTTGCTAAGGCATTTGATCCAATTAAAAAAGCCATTGTGGACAATAAAGAATCATTCCAAACATTGTTTAACTTTATTGGAGATTATGTCATTCCAATTCTTACAACCCTTGCAGGTGGAGCGCTTCGAGTTGTTGGAGAAGTATTTGGCAAAATCATCAGCATTATTGGTGCAGCGATTGACAAGATTGCAGACTTTGTTGAATCAGTTAAAAACATGGTCAATGCAGTTATTAGCGCTTACAATCGCCTTCCAACACCCGACATTGCCTTAATTGGTAGCAGTGGTGGTTTTGCAACAGGCGGCAGTTCGGGCGCAATTAGCGGTGGAGGAAACGCAGGAATACTAGCTGCAGTTTCAGGACTGGCAACAGTAAGTTCAAGCATGGCAGGTTTAGCAGGCGGTGCAGGAGGTGGCGGTAAGGGTGCGACCGCAGCTAATAAAGCAGCTCTTGCAAGGCTTGAAGCCGATGCAGCAAAACTCGGTGATTTAGTAGATCAACTTATGGGAGTTCAAAAGGTTGACCCGTTTAGTTATGGCTCATTTAGAATGGGCGAAGCAAGAACAATGGAGCAATACAACATCACCGTTAATGGCGCAATCGACTCAGAATCTACTGCTCGCCAAATTGTAGAACTTCTCAATGACTCATCCGCTCGAGGAACGCTTGGCGCAGGAGCATTTGACCGATGACCGCGTGGAGTCCTGTTTGGCAGGTGTCAATTAACGGTGGGACTTTTACAACAGTCACACTTTCGAACCTGACCATTTCATCAGGTCGAACAGACATTTATCGTCAACCTGTTGCAGGCTATTGTTCGGTTGAAATACTTAACACAAATCAATCAAACCTCAATATCGAAATCAATGACCAAATAACGATTCAGGTCAAGGACTCGACTAACACCTTTAAGCCTATCTTTGGCGGTTTTGTGACTGACATTGATCAGAGCGTTAGACAATCAGGCGCGCTTGCCATTGTTCAGACCTTCAAAGTTACCGCATTGGGTGCATTGTCTAAGTTACCTAAAATCTTAACTCAGGGAGTTTTGACTAAGGACTTTGACGGAAATCAGATTTATTCAATCCTTTCAGGGTTGCTTTACAACGATTGGAACGCAGTTCCTGCAGCTCTTACATGGGCTACTTACAACGCAACTGAAACATGGGCAAACGCTCAGAACTCAGGACTCGGTGAAATCGACCAACCTGGAGATTATGAACTAGCTGCACGATCAGCAGACACAACCGATGTCTATTCGCTCATTGCAGGACTTGCCACCTCGGGACTCGGATACATTTATGAGGATGCTCAAGGGCGAATCGGATACGCAGACTCAACTCATCGAAGCCAATATCTAGCTGCTAATGGATACCTCGAAGTTACTGGACATCATGCCCTTTCTCAGGGCGTGGCAACCTCTCGCAAACTTGGTGACATCCGCAATTCTGTAACGATTACCTATCGCAACAATGCTCAACATTCAGCATCGGATGCAGCTTCAATCGCTCTTTATGGCACTCAGGCTCAAAACATTGTCACCTCATTGCATAACGGTTCAGATGCTACTGCTCAAGCGAATTTCTATCTTTCGCTTCGCGCTTATCCTCAAAGCCTGTTCAAGTCCATTACCTTTGAATTGACCAACCCTGAAATAGATAATTCTGATCGCGACCGACTAATCAATGTTTTTATGGGCGAAGCATTAGACATCACAGACTTACCTGCAAACATGAGTGGGGGCAGATTTCAGGGCTTTGTTGAGGGATGGACTTTTAACGCAGGATTTAACAAACTGTCGGTGACTCTTAATCTTTCGCCTGTTGCGTTTAGCCTTCAGGCAATGAAATGGAACAATGTCCCTGCGCCTGAAAAATGGAACACTTTATCCCCAACCCTGCAATGGATTAACGCTACAATAGTAGCCTGACAATAGGAGAAAAATGGCAACAACGACCAATTACGCGTGGACAACACCTGATGACACCGCACTCGTCAAAGATGGCGCTGCTGCAATTCGCTCGCTTGGCACATCGATTGACACTACGGTTTTTAACAATGCAAGCGGTGCAATCGCTAAAACAATCGTAGATGCAAAAGGCGACATTATTGCAGCCACAGCAGCCGACACAGTTAGCCGTTTAGCAGTTGGTGCTAATGACACAGTTCTTACAGCTGACAGCACCGCTGCCACAGGATTAAAATGGGCAACCCCGGCAGCTGGTGGTATGACTTCAATTGCAACAGGTTCTTTATCTGGTGCTTCAACATCTATAACATCAATTGCTGGAACTTACAAAAATTTGCAATTAATCATTTCTGCTCCAACAGCAACTTCAAACTTTAATCTACGAATTCAATTTAATACTGATACAGGAAGCAATTATAGACATAGTCTTATTAGTAACAATAGTGCTTCAATTGTTAGTAGTACTGGAACATCTGCCACAATAACTCCTGACACTTTGTTATCAACTGGTGCGGTTTATGGATTTGCTTTGGTAATAGATGACTATGCTTCATCATCTCATTGGAAGCATTTTGTATTTAATGGAAATGGAAATACAAACACTCCAACAGCATTTGTCGTTTTAGGAACTGGCGGTTGGGCAAGCACTTCAGCAATTACATCAATTCAAATACTTGCAAGCGCAGGAACATTCAACGGCGGAACTTACACACTTTATGGGGTGAAATAATGGCTAAAACAACATCTCGTCCAACAGTCAGAATTCACGACATCCAAACCGATGAAATAATTGACCGCGAAATGAATGATGCCGAATTTGCTCAATACGAAGCAGAAAAATCAGCGCAAGCATTAGCCGCAGAAGCAAAAGCAAAAGCCAAAGCAGATAAAGCTGCTCTTTTGGCTCGACTCGGTTTGACCGAAGATGAACTAAAAATTATTCTCGGATAATGAAGCCGCGTTTATCTAAGTCAATCATTCAGTTAAGAGAACAAATTGACGATGAATTCCCCGATCGTGATCGTCGCTCGGACTCAGGGGCTTACTCAGATGCAAGGCATGCTGCTCGTAAGTCTGACCACAATGCGGATGTTAATGGTTGGGTACGCGCCTGGGACTGCTCTCGTGCTTTATCCGAAGGGCGCGATGTCATGCCCGACTTGGTTGATCAAATTCGAATATATGCCAAAAAACACGGACGATTTAGTTACATCATATTTAACGAAAAAATTGCTTCACCCATCCTTAACTGGAAGTGGAGAAAATATCGCGGCAGCAATCCGCACACAAAACACGCACATTTCTCGTTTCGCAAGGATGCGGACTTGGATGGCTCGTTTTTCAAAGAAATCCCTATGATCGGAGAAAACAGATGAACATGAAAAATCCCCTAATCTTGACCGCAGGTGCATTTCTTTCTGCTTGGGCAGCTTCAAACTTCGATGTCGATTATCGCGCAATTCTTTGGGCGGTTCTAGCAGGTGTCTTTGGTTACGCCACTCCCAAAAAGTAATGAGTCCGCAAGATTGGGCGGCTGTTGTAGCTGTTGCACTGACCGTTATTGGTTCATTTATTGGTGCGGTTCGATGGTTAGTAAAGCATTACCTGCTCGAGTTAAAGCCAAATTCTGGAAGTAGCATGCGTGATGAATTCAATGCTCGAATCTCATCTCTTGAAGCGCGTGTTGAAACAGTTATTCGCATGTTAGAGAGGTAACAATTATCTCATGGCAAGGAAAGCAACTAAGGCACTTGAGGATCAAGGCTATTCCAGGCTAGATGCTTATTGCATTGGCTTACATGAATTTTACAAATCTCTTAAACGAGCAGGTTTTGCCGATTCAATTTGCATGAGCCTTATCATGGAGAAGAGTGCGTACCCTGACTGGTTGTTGCCTACACCTATAAACCCGAACATTCCTGAACCTGACTGGTACGACGATGAGGATGAATGACAAGAATCAAATCTCGAATTTTGGTCATCAGCGACCTTCAAATTCCGTATCATCATGAAGCTGCAGTCAAGAATTTAATTAAACTAGTCAATCGGGAAAAGTTTGACCTGGTACTTAACACAGGCGATGAGTTAGACATGCAAGCGCAATCTAAATGGGCGAAGGGAACAGGACTTGAATGGGAGGGTCAACTCGATGCTGATCGAAGCCTTGCTCAAGAAATACTTTGGGACTTGCGCACAACAGACATCACTCGAAGCAATCACACAGATCGCCTTTATCACACACTTCTTCGAGGAGCACCGTCCCTCATAGGTTTGCCTGAACTGGAATATCCAAAATTTATGGACTTTGCATCGCTCGGCATCCGTTTTCATAAGAAGCCTTTTGAGTTTCACCCAGGTTGGGTTTTGGTTCATGGGGACGAGGGATCGATGAATTCGAACGCAGGACTCACCGCGCTCGGTTTGGCTAAGAAGTTTGGCAAATCGGTCGTTTGCGGTCACACTCATAGAGCGGGCATCAGTGCCTATTCTGAGGGCATAGGAGGCTCATACAGGACTCTTTGGGGCATAGAAGCGGGAAACATCATGGATAAGAAAAAGGCGTCCTATCTCAAAGCAGGGGCGGCTAATTGGCAGATGAGCGTGGCTATCCTAGAAACCTACGGTAAAAACCTTTCGCCTATGCTTATACCTATTAACAAGGACGGCTCATTCACTGTGTACGGCAAAACTTATGGATAACCTAATTCGGAACATTTATCCCGTTTATCGGACTATTGATGACGCAATGGACGAAAATGAATTGTTACCGTTTCGCTATCAGAAATGCAGGACAAATTCCTAAATCTGTGCAACCCTAATCCTGTAGCGAAATCCAGTAGCTGCAAAGGGAGCAACAAATGATTATCAATTCACTGACAATCCTGATTGTCGCAGGTATTTGTTTAGCAAATTACATTGCTTATCGATTGGGTCAGGAAAATGGCTACGATCAAGGTTATTGCGAAGGTCGCAAAGCAGTGCGAAAGTATTACGAGCAGGTTGGTCGATGAAAGCAACAGAGGCGCTTATAAATGCCATCGACATTATGCAAGATCGTGGTCGAATTTACGGTCATCCGAGAATCAATCAAGGTCGGATTGCTTCAAGGCTTACCAATTTATTCGATTACCCAATCACGGACTCTCAAGCTGCACTTGCAATGGTCGAGGTCAAACTCAGCAGAATTCAGGAAACACCTAGTCACATCGACTCCTATGTCGATTGCCTCGCCTACATCGCCATAGCGCTTGAACTAGCAACCGAGGAGGATGAACTTTATGTTTAATCTTGACAATTATGATCCAGTTGAAAAACGACTAGGCAATCCAACAAAGGTAACTACATTTTGGGAGGACTATCCTGATGGGCGTGTTGAAACAGAACTTATTTCTTTCCAGGGTGATCGATACATTGTTAAAGCATGGCTTTATCGTACTTACGCGGATAGCGTGCCATTTTCCTCGGGACTCGCGGAGGAGAGCGTTAGCAGTCGAGGGGTTAATGCTACTAGCGCGTTGGAAAACTGTGAAACTTCTGCAATCGGTCGCGCGCTTGCAAATGCAGGTTATGCAGCTAAAGGCAAACGACCATCAAAAGAGGAAATGATTAAGGTTGCTCGAAGTAAAACCGAATACATTCCTGTTGAAAAAGAGGATGATCCTTGGACAATCAAAACTGTTGAAGCGCCAAAAACCGCCGCCGAAGCAGTTTCAATAGTCAAGGACATTATAGGCGGTACAACTGACAAAGATGTCCCTCGTTGCCCTCATGGAGAAATGCACTGGGCGCATGGAATGACAAAAGCAAATAAGCCTTGGGGTCATTTTAAGTGTATCGCAGCAGCTACAGGTGAAATCAATCGTTGTCCCAAAGGCGAGGATGTCATTTGGTACGAGATAGCACCTGATGGCTCATGGCGACCACAAAAGAAGCGTGGATGATGGAAAACAAAGTCATCATTGCAAAGAACGCTCAACAAACATCGCGAGAAGCTGCTGAACGGGCTTATCCAAAGTCCGGGACAATGCGTTTGCGTGTTTATGAATACATCATTCGACAAGGCTTAAAGGGCGCAACGGATCAAGAGATTCAACGCAATCTGAATTTATCAGGTGACACTGTTCGACCTTCTCGAATCACATTGTTTCAAGATGGCTTTATTATCGACTCAGGGGAACGCAGGAAAAACGCAAATGGCAATGACTGTATCGTTTGGCGATCAGTTGATGAAGGGATGATGTTCTGATGGGCGAGATGATTATTTTCAGCGATGGAGAAGCGACCATTATGGGCGGTGAATTAGATGAACCTCAAGAAATTGTTATTTATTGCGAGTTATGCAATGAGCCAGTAGCAATCACTCCTGAGTTTAATGACAAGGTGTTTTTAACTTGCATAAAGTGTCACGCAGTAAGTCACATTAAATTACATTCATCGAAAGAAGTAGATGACTCAACATCGTAAACATAGAGGTTATGCGACCGAAAGGCTCGTTGCTAACTATTTGCAGCAGTGGTGGCACGCAGCTAGTGTAGGTCGAGGTCAAGGCGCTGACATTCAAAATGTCCCGTTCGACATTGAGATTAAAGCGCGTAACTCACTTGACATAAAAGGGACACTTCGCCAAATCAAAGCACGCACATCTAAGACGGGGGTTCTCGGATTCGCCTGCTTCCGACTCAATGGGCAAGGGGAAGCATCAGTCGAGGAGTTCGTCTGTATGTTGACATTGGGTGATTTGGTGGAGTTACTTAGAAAAGCAGATTATGACCGTATCCCATCAGGTGACATAGATTGGGAAAAAACAATGATTCGTTGCGATAATTGTGGTCAATGGAAAGTCAAGCATTGGAGATGCAAAACCTGTGAGCCAAAGGAAAATAATGCCAACTTATGAATACCGTTGCCCTTTATGCAATTTGCAAATGGAGTTGGAGTTACCAATGGAGCATGATCTAGTTAGATGCACAGATTGTGGTGCACAAGCTAATCGCATCTATTCAGTACCTGGCTTAATCTTCAAGGGAAAAGGATTCTACCAAACAGACAAGGGCGACAAATGAAACTGATACTAGACCCAGCATCAAGCATGAGGGCCTTCTACTTTGACAAGCGAGATGAGCGTGTTGTCTTTGGTGACATTCGTGAAGATGAAACTCATTTATTGACCAATGGACAGACAATTACAATAAAGCCTGATCAAGTCATGGATTTTAGGGCTATTCCATATCCTAATGAATCATTTCAATGCGTTGTATTTGACCCACCACACATGCTTGGGCTATCTGAAAAATCTTGGATGCGTAAGAAATATGGAGTCTTAGAAAAAGACACATGGCAGGATGACATCAAACAAGGCTTTGCAGAATGCTTTAGAGTGCTTAAACCTAATGGCACATTGATCTTCAAATGGAATGAAGTATCAATTCTATTAAAGGAAATACTGGCATTGACTAACCAGAAACCTGTGCTAGGTCATCCTTCTGGCAAGCGCATGGGTACTCATTGGGTATTGTTCATTAAATGATTATCTATGACTTCTTCTCTGGCACGGGGTCAAGCACTAAAGCCTTTGAAGATGCTGGACACACAGTAATCAAAGTTGAACTAGATGAATACTTTGAAGCCGATGAAAGAAATATCTTACAACTTACCGCTGAGTATCTAATTAACAAATATGGCAAGCCAGACTTCATTTGGGCCAGCCCACCGTGTCAAACATTTTCAGTAGCTTCAATCCGTCATTACTGGACTTATGAAGATGGTGTAGCAAAACCTAAGAATCAAAAAACTCTTGATGGTATAGAGCGAGTTAGATACACATTAGAGCTTATTGGTGACTTAAATCCAACAATAGGTTGGCTTATGGAAAACCCTAGAGGAATGCTAAGAAAACAGTCAGTAGTTGCAGGACTGACTAGAAGAACTGTTACCTATTGTCAGTATGGTGACTTCAGAATGAAGCCAACAGACATATGGGGTTATCTTCCAGAATGGACACCAAGAGCTATGTGTAAAGCTGGCATGGCTTGCCATAACTCAGCAAAGCGTGGTTCTGATACTGGTACGCAAGGTATCGGCGGCGGTGGTAAAGGTGGTTCAAGATTACGATCGATGATTCCATATGACCTTGGAAAGGAAATATTAGAAGCAATTACGAAACGCCGTTCTGACCAGCACTTATAGAAATGGATTTGACATGACCAGTACACTCAGAGGGCTAGAGCACATCAGGTGCTCAGAGCGAACCGTTCAGCGGTTAGTTCGCTCGGTAGCAATCGTGTTGGGGGGCGCTTTATGCTTCTCCTTCATATCAGCAGCTAGTGCGACAAACGCACCAATAAAAACATACACACCAAAAGAATTTGCTCAAATACAATTAACAGGTAATTTATACAAATGTTTAAGTATTTTGTACGGAAAAGAAAGTGCATGGAATCCTGATGCACGCAATGGTTCTCATTACGGTATTCCTCAAGGTAGATCAGAGTTCCTTAGTAGAGTCGATGGCATAACACAGGTTGCATGGGGACTCAAGTACATAGGTAATAGATACGGCTACACTTATACACATGAAGGACAACAACCCGACACATGCGCTGCACTGGAGCATTGGCGCAGTAAGGGATGGCATTGAGTAGCAGCTTAAAGAACAATGGATCATCCACTCGTTGGAGAAAGATAAGAGCGCAAGTCATCCGAAGAGATGGTGTGTGTCAACGATGCGGAAGTGATGAAGCATTAAGTGTTGATCACATAGTTCCTAGAGCGCTAGGTGGCAATGATTCGTTTGATAACTTGCAAGTTTTGTGTACTTCATGCAATTCACGCAAGGGGGGTAGGTTTTTTGAGAGCACAAGAACACAGATCGGAAGAG